TGCATATGCAGCCATTCTTCTATATTGTTGTAATCTTCTTATTTTATCAACATCAAGATTAGCATACATATATTGATGATAATCTTTATTAATCATTATTGCGCCCTGACCACCAGCAATATCTTGCGGTTCATCATGGAGCACAATTGATTGTTGTGCTATACGCTCTTCTTTACGTCTAGTAAGATCATGAAAATCATCATATTTGGGATTTAACGATGAAATATCATCTATAATCTTATGGGTATAAGGAAGTTTAGCAATTAGCTGGTCTAGAAACGATTGTGTCCCCTTACCTCTTCCGCTTCTTGACCCAATACTTGGTGAATAACTCGATGCCATATTTATCTCCTAAAATATTTAGTATTTATTGCCTTTCTAAGTTTAGCAATAGTAATAGAATGGATCAACTCTTACTCCTGACACAGACGGATGCTGCCATTCTTCGTAATTATCATATTCTGATGTACCAGAAACATACGGATTCAGTGTAGTCCGTATAGCATCTTGTGTTAAGCGCCCATATCCTGCTTCATTAAATGCTATAACATCAATATAGCCTGCGGTAGCTGCACTTGGCATTGTAAATGTTAATGTGGTTGGAGTGCGCTCTATCCAATCTTCTATTTCCACTCCTGAAAATCCTGGATACATCGCAGATATTCTATGATTACCAGATGCTGGATTATGCCAAGTTTGATCGACAAACACTCCTGACGTTCCACTTACATATAATGTACAAAGAGTATCAAACCAAGTACCATAAATATTAATTCGCTTGTCATCAACACATGGAATCATTAACCACGGATCAGCAGTTTTAACCTGTGGGCGTCCAGATAAAATAAACACATCTGTGTTCAATGGTACATCTACATAACCTAACATAGTTTCATACTTAGCATCTAAATCAGACAAGGCAGTAAACGAAGTATCAATTTTATAAATCTTACCTACTGGTTCTGCTGCGTCTTTAAATAACCACCCTTCTATAGTAAACGCCGTATTTGCAATAACTCTATATGGGACAGTAGGAGCAATATCAGTAGGATATTCAAAATTAATATCACCACTCCATTTAACAACAGTACGCATTTCATGACCAGTATACGGAGCTTTCCAACTTACAACAATATATGGATCATTGTACGGAGCATTGGAACAGGTTGAAGTGGATGTGTAAATCCAGTATCATTAAGCCCCATATTATAATATGGACCTTCAATCTTATTAAATACTCTTCCAACGTTTCGGTTAATATTTGAAATGCTAACAGATATAATTGGCGGCTTAATATGTTTTGCTTTATTAACTAAATCGTGAAGAGTTCTAGTTTTTGGAGCATAGACAAAGTTGCAATGTATTTTATCTTGAATCCGACGATCAGTTGCATTGTTATATCGCCTAATCACAACATCATTAAATGCATCAACAAACTGCGCCACTAATGTTCGTACTTCAAAGTTATAAGTTTCTAGTTTCATTCGCCTTCAATACCAGCTTGTTCTGCTGCCATAATAAAATCATGGTCTGCAATTTCATTTGTTGTCTTTGGAGTTTCAATAGTAATATTCTCGTCCTTAAGTGCACTCCAATCAACACATTTACTAATACACTTCGGACATGGAACATAAGATTTACTTTTAGTTTCAAGTCCTATATAAAATCTACCATAACATTTTTTACAACTACTAGATGGTTTCTTTTTTAGTGGAACCTGTGATTTGTCCAAATTTTTTACTTCGTCTTCCTCAACATAATACATGTCTCCACTAATTAAACTAAAAAACAATTTTAATTCATCCATGTTGTGCCTCTTTTAGTATTTGTATTTCCAATATCTGATCATAAAACTTATTGTTTCCTTCTACTGGAAGAGTTTTTAACATTTTAAGAAGCGCTTCATCTTTATTGGATAATGTTAAAAGCCTATAATCAAAATAAATTAATCCATCGTCTTCCCACTTTTCAATAGAAAACGGAATGGGTATTTCAAACCGTTTAATATCTACATCATTTTTTCTAACAGTAAACTCTATATGATAATTATTTTGCTTAAATAAAAGCAACTTACCTTTACGGTATTGTTTGTTATTAATACTTAGTTTTAATGTTTTTTGAAGTAATCCCTTTAAAACATCTTCTATCTCGGTATCATCGATTGTCATAGTATCCCTCTTATATATTTATGACAACCCTCAATAAAATCAACTATGAGTTCATAAATTTTTGTTTTCTAGATGTACTATATTTTGATAATACCGGAATGTAAAACTTATCCCAAAAATCCTTTATTTGAGCATCAGTAGATACTGGAATAGCCCCCAATATCTTATATTCATCCAAATTAATGTTTCTATAATCCTGCATTATTAAATCAAATACTGTTATTAAATTTTTTGATCTGGCATTATATGGTGGTCGATGAGTAGGGGCTTTAAAATGAAATACCGTTTTTCCTACAATAGAGTTCAAAAGGGGATAAGAATTAGTACATAAAAATTTCCTAGTAATCTTCTGACCAGGTTTGGGTGGTAATCTCCTACGAGCTACAACCTCAACCACATTTTGCGCAAAAAAATTATCAATACCTGACATATCATAATTATTTATGAAGAAACCCTAAAAATAATAACTAATTGTCTAAATTCTAGATCATAGTAGTTTTATCTTTAGATCGTGGCTTAACAAACGCTAAAATTCGTTCTTCATTAATAAATATGTAATCTTTATCATCGAATCGTGTCATTGGTATGCCCTTATCGCTTGGAAAAAGAACGTACTTTCCAGGTTGTGCCTCTTCACTAGCACCAGGACCAGCAAATATGATCTTGGCGACCCGCCATATCTCAGAAGTAAGCGAGGCATTAACCAAAATTCCGCCCCTATCAACAAAATCCTGATCGCCCCCTACCTTATCCGCATAATCACATAATAGAATATCTCCCGTAACACCCTCTATTTCCCAATTATTTGGAATATGCTGACCCTTATATTTTTCCACATCAATTGACCTATGCGGTGGTATTCCATGAATTCGTGGTTCCAATCCTCTTTCCTCTAAATGATCTGTCATTATTAATCTCCTTCTGATTCTTCAACTACTTCATAAGTCTTTTCAAAAATATCTGGCTTACAAGGATAAAACTCACCCTCAACACCTTTAATTATCCAATCATCTTTACTGGCAGTCATTCTACCCTCAAGCGTATCTATGAACAGTTCGCCATTCTTGTGTGATAAGGTATCATCATTATCGCCCATGAATACAGCAATTGTATATGCGTCCCATCCGTCCCACTGTATCGCCTCAATCACTACTGGTTTCTTTCTAAATTTCATCTCTTTATCCTTATTTTACTTTAAACGCTTCACAAAGAATTTTTACTATAGAAGACCATCAACATCCGGTTCATCTGGCAAATCAATAGGAACTTCCGGCGTTACTACAACATTCTTTTTTGCATCTAATAACATAAGATTACAAAGTTGCTGCAAAGAGTTATTAGTTTTTGTATTTGTAACTAATGTCTGTATTTCCTTCCTTGTAAAAACTTCTGCCAAGTCTGTAAGGGGGTCATCATAACATCCGTATAATTTAAGAGGAAGATATTCTACAGTAATTTGAGCGCAATCTCTAATTACATAATATGCTCCTTTAACTATAATCTTAACCCCAGTATCTGGATTTTTGGCCGCTTTAGCTGCTCTTGGAGCTAATGCTTTCAGTTTTTCCTTGCTGTTTTCTATAATTTTTGATTCTACTGACATGTTCGGCTTTCCTTTTCTTTAAAATTTCCTCAATTTGTGGTTCATTTTTCTCCCAAAACTCTTTAGCTCTGGCAAGATCGTTCAATGCTTCTTCTGTAATTTCCTTTGCTGGTTCCTCTAATCGTTCAAATGGTTTTGCATATACAAGCTCGTTATAAATCTCTTCATCATTCTTTTCTATTCCATACATTTCTTTAGCGGCAATAAAGTAGTCAGCAAGTGTCTTGGCGTACTGCTTATAAGAAGTGAACGCATATACCTCATAACCTTGATTGATAAGTTCTCGCATATCTTCCTTGTCATCGATAGTAAGGCTCGTCGGAACTGAATTGGGAACATCAGGAGTCAACCCAAAAGAGTCTGAACACATTTTACGAAACAAGATGAACTCTTTTGAATTGGCAAGACTATTGGTGTATACATACGTCTTCTTTCCTTCACGAAGCTTTTCCGTAATCAACGCTTGTTCTGCAAGTGCTTCAACTATTGCCTTACGAGACATATCCTTAGAAGAATGAATCCCAGCAAGCGGTCTTGTAGACCTAACAAAATCATCCGCTGTCTCGGACTCTGTCTTGAAAATGAGTATATTACATTTACCCAAAAACTCTCCGTCCGTATATACAACCTCATGGTCCTTATTAGCTATAACTCTATACTTTGATGTCATATTATCGCTCCTTTGATTTTAATATCTTCTTAATAGCAGAAAGATCAAGTCCATATTCCTCTACATACTCTCGTACTTCCCGTTCAGATATTTGTTGTGTTTCCGCAACCAAATTAATAGCAGCATCTATATCAGTCTTAGGACCCTTCTTTTTAGCCGCCTTCTTTATGTATTTAATTCTCTTAAATTTAGATTTTGGTAATGTTACTAAAAATAACTTATACCACGAACGCTTTTCATCAATAGCTTTATAAAGTTTATTGGTTGTCGCATTAAGAATCCTAGTGTTAAAATTGGAATACATAGAAAGCCATCGCTGAACCATAAACGGCTGAAACTCTGCTTCTACTTCCTTTTTATTAAAGAGATCACCTTTCTTTTTATATAAAATATCTGAAATAAAATCGAAAATCTGCATTACATAACTTTTTTAGTTGTTTCTACAAAAATTTCATGAAGAACAGCATAGAAAAATTCTATGCCTTCTCTCATAAGTATAACACATTCTTCATCATTTAAATTGGTTGAATATGAAATGGTGGGAGCTTTTCGTCCTGCAACAACATTAATACCGGTATGTATTAGCACGGCACCGTTCACTAGGTTAACATCACTAACAGATGCTTTACCTTTGGTTTTAATAATGCCTTCCTCTTGAATTTCTTTATGAATGACAATAGATGCACCATCTATTTCTACATCGCACTTAAGAAACTGTGAGGCAAGAAGATTACCAATACAAGAATTAAAAATGCGTTGAAAACATACACCAGCAAAAAGAGAAATATTAGGAATTTCCATACAGAAGTTGATCGCATCATCTGAATACAGCCCTTCATCTTTGATTATGTTATCCTTATCAATAAGATTCTCAACATCTACCTTTATTGGTGATCTAAAGGCAATAATATTCCCAATCGGTTGGGTTTGATCAAGAAAATGATCATAAGCAAATCGTTTTCTAAGATATGTTCCGTCATATACAGGTATATTTTCAAGTATCATCTTAATATTTTACCACATTCCATATGCCGTGTCAATGCACACAATCTCTTACTTTTTACGAGACCCAGCAGGGACTAAAATCTTCTTCTTTGTTGCCCATACAACAGTTTCCTGTATGGTTTTATTCCACTTAACAGTAGAAATCCCCTCTGGACGTGCCCAAATGGTTACTCCTCGACTACGACCCAGCACTGAGCTACC